ATACCAATAACGCTTCACTCGAGGCGTTTTCGTTATGCAATCAAATATAAGGAGTTACCCATGATGCACTTTCAGCTCGCGGGTAGCGGCGTCATGTCCGCTTTCTACCCGCACGAATCTGAATTATCACGCCGAGTTAAACAATTAATCAGAGCAGCAAAGAAACAACTGGAGGCGTTATGCGCAATGAAATAGCCATTAATCACCAGATGCTTCGTGCGGCACAAAACAAAGCAGTAATAGCCAGATTTATTGGTGATTCAAAAATGTGGCTTGAAGCAAATAAAGCGATGAAATCAGCTATCAACCTTCCGTGGTATCGCAGGAAATGAGTTTTACAGATAACTGGTCAGACGAAGAATTCATTCGTCAGATGAAAGAATTAATCGGTAACGAAGGAGATATTCATGTCACTTGCAACCACAGTGAAGGAGAGCAAGTTACAGAGACGCATGTACACGCAGAAAGCTCTCTGGTATCGCCATAATGGCGACCGCGAAGGAATGCGGGTATGCCTTAATTTGTCCCGAGTCGAAGTATTAAATCAGCGTTATTTCCTTGGGCCATGTCCATTCTGAGAACAAACATATGAGCAAAGAATTTTATGCAAGACTGGCAGCTATTCAGGAGAATCTGAACGCGCCAAAGAATCAGTACAACTCATTCGGTAAATATAAATACAGAAGCTGCGAAGACATTCTTGAAGGCGTTAAGCCGTTACTGAATGGTCTGTTTTTATCAATCAGCGATGAAGTTGTGTTGATTGGTGATCGGTATTACGTGAAAGCCACGGCAACTATCACCGATGGCGAAAACAGTCATACGGCAACCGCACTAGCACGAGAGGAAGAAAGCAAGAAAGGAATGGATTCTGCACAAGTTACGGGAGCTACAAGCTCTTATGCACGCAAGTATTGCCTCAATGGTTTATTCGGCATTGATGATGCGAAAGATGCAGATACCGACGAGCATAAACATCAGCAGAACGCAGCAGCAAAGCAATCAAAACCATCACCTACACCTGGACAGGTTCTAAAAGCATTCACTGACGCAGCAATGCAGAAAAACACCGTGGAAGAGCTTAAACAGGCGTTCGCCAAAGCGTGGAAGATGCTCGAAGGCACACCGGAGCAGCACAAAGCGCAGGACGTTTACAACATAAGACGAGACGAATTAGAAGGAGCGGCTGCTTAATGGCACACTCGATTACTGTAAGACTAAACAAGCCCGCAAGAGAGTTTCAGGCCGGGGAAAATATCGGATTCAACATCCGTGCTGGCGTTCAGTATTACGATCGCCAGACAAAAAAGAAAGAATGGACAAACTACAGCGCCGTTGTATTTGCCAAGCCGGGAGCGCAAGCGGATTACTACCGTAGTGTTCTTGTTGAAGGTGGCATTGTAGAAATTACCGGAGAAAACATCAGGGTTGATGTTTATCAGGGGCAAAATGGTCAATCAATCACTCTTGAATTACTGAATGCAAAGATTGGATTTGCAACTTCAGGAAACAGCCAACAGCAGCAAAGTAGCAATCATCAAAATCATCCTGAATACGACGATTCAATTCCCTTCTAAAGTAGCAACATAAGGATTCCATTATGCCAGCGCCTCTGTATGGTGCGGACGACGCGCGCCGCTGTTCCGGCAATTCCGTATCGGAGGTGCTGGATAAATTCAGAAAAAACTACGACCTGATAATGTCGCTACCGCAGGAAACGAAAGAGGAAAAGGAATTTCGCCATTGTATATGGCTTGCAGAGAAAGAAGAACGCGAGCGAATTTACCAGACATCAATCCGACCATTCCGCAAAGCCACATATACCCACTTCCCTGAATATATCGACCCGCGCCTGCGTAATTACCGCTCACGCTATGGCGCTATCAGTAATGACTGAGGAATTTACCATGAGAGGACTTGCATACAATCCCAGCATTCTTCCGGCAGAAATGATTATTCGCCAACGCGTAAAGCCAATGCCATCGAGAGAGGAATTGCTTAAGAGAAATAGTTTCGGCTCTGTTAATGACAACAAATATCTGAATGCAATGTGGCGGAGTGGGAAGAAATGAAACAAATGTCACTAATTGAGATGGATGGATTTCTGAAAGGTAAATGCATTCCACGAGATTTAAAGGTCAACGAAACAAACGCTGAATATCTGGTGCGTAAATTTGCTGAAGCGGAGGCCAAGTGCGCGGCGCTGGCGGCGGAGAACGCCGGACTGAAACACGCAATGGCCGTAACTCTTGAGCATGTGTCGGTAACGGATGCAGGGCAGGCCGGAGTTGCTGCGATGATTATTAATGATGCCCTGCACCACAGCGAAACGCCAGCTACCGACGCTTTCTTGGCGGAAGTGCGGGCGCAGGGGGTGGATATGGCTCGTAACGCGATGATTGATTTTGTTGATGGTGAAGTTGGGCCAAACAAGAACGTTCCGGGGCTGATTAGAGGCGCAGAGATATGCGTAAGTATTGCTGAACAGCTTCGCAAAGGAGGCAACCAGTGAGCGAAATTAATTACCAGGCACTGCGTGAGGCGGCGGAACGTGCAATTCCAGCAATGGAACGCCTGTTAATGTTGCCAGCTGATGATGATTTGTTAAGTGAACAAGAACTTAAAGATTACGGTGTGGATATTGATGCGCTCAACGCCTTCAAATTTCTGGCCGGACCAGAAACCGTGCTGGCACTACTGGATGAACGGGAAAGAAACCAGCAATACATCAAACGCCGCGACCAGGAGAACGAGGATATTGCGCTAACGGTTGGGAGGCTGCGCGTTGAGCTGGAAGGCAAAGACAAGCTGATTGCAGAGCTTGGAAAACAATGCGCCGAATGGGAGCGAAAAGCATTAAGCAACTTTGAAGAGTGTGCTGCGATGGCTGAACGTATCGAAGAGATGAGTAAGCAAAGTTGCGAAGCCCGGGAGCGTGATTTGTTTGAATCATGGGTAATGCATTCAATTTGTATCTCCAAATCGACGCTTGAAGGATTGCGTACTGAAACTGGATACCGTAACGCAACCTTATCAGGCACAGACTTCAACCGAATGTGGAAACAATGGAAATCTATCCGCGCCGCTGGCATTCGCATTAAAGGAGAGTGATATGACCACTTTCACCGACAAAGAACTGATTAAAGAAATCAAAGAGCGTATAGGCAGCCTGGACGTCCGAGACAATATTGAGCGTCGGGCTTATGAAATCGCACTGGCATCGCTGGAACGCGAACAGATTCGCCACGAGCATGCCAAATGGTCTGACTCCACATTTGGCTGCGTTGGCCCCATTGGTCCACTGAAACACCTCTCAAAAGAGGCACTGGAAGCCGCAGCCGAACCTGACGATCTCAGCGAGTGGGCTGATATGCAGTTCCTGTTGTGGGATGCACAGCGCCGTGCTGGTATCAGTGATGCTGAAATTACCGCTGCTATGGAAAATAAATTGAAGATCAACATGGAACGCCAGTGGCCTGAACCAAAAGATGGTGAGCCTCGCTTGCACATTAAAGAACCCGGCAACTCTCCGGTAATTCCGGATAGTTGGATAAGCTGTAGTGAGCGAATGCCGGATGATGGTCAGCACGTAATTATTTTATGTGATGGCGCATTCGTTCTTTATGCGCAATATCGAAACGGTGAGTTTTTTGATGTTGTCCGCAATGGTGAGGAGTTCTTCGAAACGCAGAGCCGCAATGTAACCCACTGGATGCCGCTACCAGAACCGCCGAGCAGGATGGTGAATAATTCCGCCAGTTAAAGTTGTGATTATCACTTTGGTTATGATAGTGATTGCGAGAATCATGTCTGGTGAAATTGGGTGGATATGGTAATGGCTAAGGCAGCAGCAGAGCGCAACTAACAATCCTCGCACTCGCGGGGATTTATTTTATCTGAACTCGCTACGGCGGGTTTTGTTTTATGGAGATGATAAATGCACTTTCGAGTCACAGGTGAATGGAATGGAGAACCATTCAACAGAGTTATCTAAGCCGAGGACATCAACGACTGCTATAACCACTGGATGATATGGGCGCAGATAGCACATGCAGAAGTAACCAATATTCGAATTGAAGAACTGAAAGAACACAAAACCGCCTGATGGCGGGTTTTTTTTTTGTGTTATTTTGGGGGGTTTTTGG